TAGAAAGAAAATTAAACATTAAAAAAGTAGTACCTGCTGTAACTCAGCAACTAATACTGCACAATAGAGTTTATTTCAAGCTATGCTTTGATGATAAGATGAAGCTGACTAAGATAGTTAATCTATCTCCTGAGAAACTTAGAGTAAACTTAGATAGAAAAAGATACTATATCTGTGATGATTGGTCTAGTAGGATTGGAGTACAGGAGATAAGGAGATACACTCCTACCTGTAGAGACTATGAGCAGTTATTTGTGTATGAGGTAGAATGTATTGGACAGGATTTCTATCCATTACCTCAGTACACTTCAGCTCTAAACTTTGCTTTCCTATCAGGTGAGCTTAGCTACTTTGCTAAAAGTAATATCCAAAATTCAGTATTTCCTAGCTTTGCTATGATGTTCCCTAAAAGGCCTCAGTCTGAGGAGGAGAAAAACATGATAAGAAATACCATTGATAGATTGAAAGGTGCTGCTAATGCAGGTAAAGCTGTAGCATTTTTTGCTAATTCACAGGACCAACTGCCAAAGATAGAGTCTCTGCCTACCAATGGTAATGATAGTCTATTTCAAGAGGCATCACAACTGAACACTGAGCAGATTTGCTTTAGTCACACCATTGATCCTATACTTATGGGTATTCGTACTACAGGCTCACTAGGTAATGGCTCAGATATTAAGCAGGCTTACATCATATTTGAGAAAAATGTAGTTATGCCATTGAGAGATATGGTATCTGATATCTTTAATGAGCTACTATTTATAGCTAAGATAGATGCAGATTTCACTATCAATAACTATCAGATAATTAACGAGGCAATAGTAGAGCTTGAGGGAGATACCTCTAAGACTAATGATGCACTTAATAGCCTATCACCATTGGTAGCTACTAAAGTACTTGAGACTATGACTGAGAATGAGATTAGAGCCTTAGCATCACTACCTCCTGTACCTGGAGGAGATAAAAGCAAATCACAAATTGCACAAACACCTATAATATAATGCTATACTTTATAACAGAAACATATCTAAAGAATAACACACCCATCACAGCTAATGTAGATGTCAACAATGTTACTCCTTACTTAGCTACTCAAGCTCAGCTGAGAATCATGCCTATCTTAGGTACTACATTCTATAATGACTTACTAACTAAGTACAATAATCAGACATTAGATCCTGATGAAGAGACTCTCGTTACATTCATACAGCCTATTATAGCATGGAGAGCAGCAGAAGATGCTGTATTTGGTCTATCATTACAGCTAAAGAATAAAGGATTGCAGACTCAATTCGGAGATAACTCAGCATCTGTAGATAGAGGGACTATAGCATTCAGTATGGAACACTATGCACAAAAGGCTGCGTTTTTTGAGCAAAGATTAATCAGATACCTACTTAAAAATAGAGCTTTGTATCCAATATTCACCGGTACAACTAACCGAGATACTGACCTTAGACCTATGATAGATGGATGTGGATGTCTATCTAATGGCTTGCTAGAATGTACAGGATTATGTGGAGGTTCAGGTAACAATGGTTACAATAATTCAATCCTAATACTATGAAGCACTCAGGAGTCTTATCTATAATAGTATTCAGTTTAGGATACTTAACAGGCATATCATTAATTTGTGAGCCTGCTCTATATCTTAAGCTAATGGGAGGTAGTATAATAGGCTACCTTAGTTTTATTCTAGCATTACAACAAGAAAAGCGTGAAGATGAAGAGGGGGAGGAATACGAATGAAAGCACAACTATCACTATTACTAATATCAATTCAATCAGAACTATTGACACTTATCTCTATATGCTTTGCATTCTTTTTACCAATAAGTGGGATACTGCTGATGATAGGAATATTAATTGTCATTGATACTATCACAGGTATTTGGAAAGCTAAGAAGATAGGGGAGAAAATAACTAGCAGAAAGCTCTCAAGTATAATCAGTAAGCTAGCACTCTATGAAGTTACTGTGATTATGTTCTTTTTAATAGACAAATTCATACTAAATGATATCATTCTTACTTTTTTTAGTGTACCATTTATGCTCACTAAAATTGTAGCTCTAGTATTATCTAGTATTGAGGTGATGTCTATCAATGAGAATTATAAAGTAGTCAAAGGCATAGACCTATGGCAATCAATGAAGTTATTATTTGCTAGAGCTAAGGATATTAAAGAGGACCTAAACAAACTGAAATGACTAGATGGGAACTTACATCTAAATATGGTACTGCTAATGTAACAGGTGCAGGATATTTAGTGAAGATTAAGCTACCTTATCCAATGAGAATAGCTTGGGACTTAGACAGCACTGTCAACTCTATGATGTGCCATAAGTTAGTAGCTGATAATTTTACAGCTGTATTCAATGAGCTTCTAGCTACCTATGGATATGATAAGATTAAAGAGTTAGGGATAGATTTATTTGGTGGCTGTTTCAACTATAGAAAGATGAGGGGTGGTACAGCACTATCCATGCACTCATGGGGAATAGCCATTGATCTAGATCCTGCTAGAAATCTTCTCAAAGAATCATCTAAGACTGCTAGATTTGCAAGAGCTGAGTATAAGGCAATGATAGATATATTCTATAAGCATGGCTTTATATCTTTGGGTAGAGAGAAAAACTACGATTGGATGCACTTTGAGATAAAAGAATGATGAAATACTTAGCTATAATACTACTACTTAGCAGCTGCTCTGCACAATACCACCTTAATAAAGCAATTAAGAAAGGATATACCTGTGAAGAGACAGGTGATACTATAAGAATTACAACACTAGATAGCATACCTGTTATTGTCAATGACACTATAGTATGGGAGAAGTTTATAACTACCAAAGATACTATTATAAAGTATAACACAGTCTATGTGCCTAAGACTAGACTAGATAAAAGAATAGAATATAGACTAAAGGTCAAAACTATCTACAAAGATCGTATTGTAGAGAAAGCACAGGCTAAGGCTACAAGACCTAAAACTAGAGGCAATCTTAGTCTATTATTTGTGGGAGTAGGCATAGGCTTACTGCTATCATATCTCTTTAAATTTGCGAGGGAGAAATATTTATGGTAAGAAAAAGACTGTTTTTTGACATTGAGACATCATTCAATGTTGGTATATTTTGGCGGTCAGGATATAACCTCACTATCAATCCAGGTGACATCATCCATGAGAGAGCAATTATCTGCATCTGCTATAAATGGGAGCATGAGGATGATGTACAGTTCCTAACTTGGGATAAAAAGCAATCTGATAAGGCAATGATAAAAGCATTCCTCAAAGTTATGGCTCAGGCAGATGAAATTGTGGCTCATAATGGGGATAGATTTGACCTAAAATGGTTGCGTACAAGAGCTTTATTACATGGTATTGATGTTATGCCCTCACCTAAGACTATTGACACTCTTAAATGGGCTAGAAAGTACTTTAATTTTAACTCAAATAAACTAGACTATATAGCTAAGTATTTAGGAGTAGGTCAAAAGATGGATACAGGAGGACTTGACCTGTGGAAAGATATAGTATTTAAGAAAGATCAGAAGGCAATGGATAAGATGGTAGAGTATTGTAAAATGGATGTGATTGTGCTAGAAGCTGTATTCAATAAACTAAATTCTTATGCAGCTCCATCTACTCACTATGCTGTAATGGAGAAAGATGAGAAGTTCTGCTGTCCTGAATGTACTAACTATAATGTGAGATATAATAAACAGGTAGTGACTGCAGGAGGTACTATCCATCATTGGATGTTATGTAATGATTGTAGAAAACATTTTAAAATAAATAATAAAACTTACACAGAATTTTTGAAATTCAAATATAAACACTAAATTTACACTTGTTTCCATGTTAAAGAAAGCAGTTGTAAGCTCCCCAGCACGCAGCTGCTTTTTTTTTGCATGTTTTCAAAGTAACTTATCATGTAATTCCAAAGTAACACTTTAGATTATGTCCCGTTTTTTACGAAATAAATTGGACTTTTTAAGGCTATAACCTTAATAATAGCAAAGGTTTTAAAGTTTTAACCTGTCGGTATTTCTGCTAAGTGGTTGCAGTCGCAAATTGCGACCTATCCTTATTTAGAATGAATATAAATTACACTTTTTTATTGCAGTTATAAAACTTTTTAATATCTTTGGCGTATAGTTATCAACAATTAAAACTTTTACACATGAAAACATTTAATGAAATCTTAGATTATTTAGAAGTACAACAGCAGGAGGATAAGCTAAACACAAATCAACTGCATTTAATTATTCAGACTTTAACTACTTTTTTAGACAAAAATCAATTACAAGAAATTGAGAATTTATTTAACCAAATGAATAGAATCAATGAAAAAACTAATTAATTATTTTACTCCTGTAGGAGCTGAACAGATAGCATTTGCTAAGGCATTAATGGTAGTAGTTACTGCTATCATATCAATACTTTTTTTATTTCCACTTTTAAATTTATTATCATGAATTTTATAAACCTATTCAAAAGAGACAATACTTATTTTTCTAATTGGACTACTGACTACGATAGTGATGTATATATATTTGGCACCATTGAGCCATTTACATATCATGCTGAGGAGACTGATGATGAAGAGGTATCCCTGTTTCCTTTAAGTAATGCAAATCTTAACCTATTAAAATCTAAGATATGACATTCAACGCAATTATAAAGTTTTGGACTAGCAGGAGAACAGCAGAAGAGATAAGAGGTGGATTTAATCTGCCTCTTTACCTAAGGTATTTACAAATCATGAATAATAAATCCAATGACTGAGTTCACACAGCTAGCTATTAAGGTCCAGGATGAAATAGCTAATGGTGAATACACTCACCAAAAATACCTACAATTTAGAGAGTGGTACTTTCAGAACTATGATGGCAGTAAGAGA